AGTGTATACTTTTCATCACCGATTTACTACCAACACTTTTACATGTTGGACATACAACAGTCCCTCTACCATTCTTTTTAATAGTCATTAGACCACCAATCTGTCTCCTTGATAACTTGGCTGCGTTTGACTTATTGAAGTCATCTAATATTTCTTGTAATGTTTTCATAGTTTTCAAAGTTAATAATATTATTTCAAATATTCTGATTCCCACACAAACTCTGCATCATCTCCGTAACGAACATAGTCCTCACATAACATCTTGGCAGTTCTAACTGACTTGGTCTTCATGTTCTGCCAGTTCTTATACATGAACTCACATACAAGTGTCTTACCATCTTTAGATATCTTGGTATCGTTCATCGCCTCTGTGTTTAAGACCACATCAGCAATCCAACCCCACTGTACATCATCTTCCAAGATAAAGTCATACACACGACATCTGTTACGAATAGCGTTCAAGTGAATCATCTTATCACGAACCTTCACACCGTTAACCTCATCATCATAAGGTAGACGCTCGTTGGCTGTGAATACAAACATCATGTTGTTAGTAGGAACAACAAACCCTGTGGTGCCTTCAATAATATGACTCTCAATCGCTTGTTGTTGAAGACCGTCAAGTTGACTAATCAAACCACCCAAGTGTTTTTGGTAGTGGAACTTTTTAGGGTTCTCCAAGATGTTCTTGATGATGTTGATGTTAGAGCTATCCTTCAATATCTCATTACAGTCATCAACAGATACAATAGTAAGTTGGTCAGGACAAAGGAAGTTGATAAGAGCTAACTGAACACCAAAGGCGAACATGGATACATTCCCTGATATAGTCACATGGTTCACACCACGATTAGCCATAGCCTCGTTGATAGTGTGGGTCTTACCAAGACCAGGAACAGAGTAGATATACATATGGTTGTAACTTGCGTTCAAGTCACTGGTAGATATCTGTGAACCCAAGAAGGATAATCTCTTACGATTCTTTGAACCTTGAGTTAAAGCGTTAATCATGTCGGGGGTGAATGTAGTTGGTATCATGTCTATGTGTTTTTTAAATGTCTTACAAAGATACTGATTATTTTGATACTGCCAAAATTATTTTTAAAAAAAACCCCCAACCTTTTGAGTTGAGGGAAATAGTAGATGGGAGTAGAACTACTATTTTTTATTTCATTTCTGAAATGTGTTTATCAACTTTGGACATTAACTCAACCATTTCTGTTGAATATCCTTTAACAATGAATTGTTCCATCATTGTTGATACTTTAATTATATCAACCATTGAAGGTTTTTTACCGATTAGAGTAAAATAATTGATTGTCGCACTTACTTGCGATTGTCTAATAATTAGTTCCTGTTTTTTTTCTTCTTGAGTCATATTCTTATTTGTTATATTTTTCCAATTCATTTATTTCACCATAGGTCAATCCACAGGTAGAGATTTTATCAAACCACTCATTATCCAAAAGAGTCGTAACAACATCTTTAACGGTTTTAGGTTTTACTTCAAGGATGCTATCAACATTCCATTCATTTAAGTTTTTAATTGTTTCCATATCTATCTTATTTATAATTAAAATATAGTATAGGTAGGTATATTAGTCAAGCGAATATACAAAAAAAAACCAATCTTTTTTTAGGAGATTGGAATTTTTATAGATGGGACATTAAATATAAACAAGAAGGTGGGGGATTGTGTAGATAGATAGAGTAAATCAGAATAAAAAAAAATAAAACAGCAGTATCCCCCAACCATTCTAATACTAAATATACAAAATAGTATCTTGGTAATCAACTTTAATCAAAAAACTTTTCAGCTATTACTTCTGGTAAGTTCTCTTTGATTGCTTTAATCTCGTCAGGGTTATTATCATAGTGTTTTTTAATACCCAACGCTTTAATCATTTCCCATTTAAGTTTTCCGTTTGTGAAATGGACTCTATCTTTTGGAATACCATATTCAGTTGCAAGGTCATAAACAGGTTTAGATGCTGACTGTTGCCTTCTGGTAATGATATGAATAATCATACCATCATCAATTAACTTTTGGACTAATTCTTTTCCACGCTCTGTGTTGAATGTATCGTCAAAGTCCACAGATACATCTTCAGACATTGCAACAGGTTCAACGATTAAGTTGTCCTCATTTGATAATACAATGGGACCAGGAGTAACAACAACCTTACTGGCACAATGTTGGTATGCTTCACGATAATCAAACCCCTTGGCTTTTTCTTTTGCAATACAATCCCCAATGGCAGTTCCTTCTGTAAACTCTTCTAACTTACTCCAATATTTGTAATAAGCATTGAATGCGTTTAGACAAGTTCCCATTCTTTCTTTCATATTAGGGAATTGAGACCTCATTTTTGTATGAGCAGAACATCTTGATAAATAACTACCTCTGTTCTCGTGTTTCTTTGGGGTTAGGACAAAGATTTCTTCTTGTTGTTTCATATTTCTATTTGCCCATTGTGAGCTACAAATTGCAGTTGCCTGTTCGTGTCCATACTCATCATAGATGGCTTTAATACATCTACTTAAATAGATTTCGTAATTCTCTTCTGAAGATGGTTTTGGAATCGGCATCGTTTAGTATTTTAATGTTAATAAATCTTTTATCTTTCTCTTTCCCATTTTAATTTTCTGTTTTCAATCATCAAGTCATCAACCTTTTTTTCAAGGTCTTGAACCTTAATATTAAGTTCGTGTATTTCATTTTTCAAGTCATCTATAATGTTCTTGTATAAACCAATAGACAATTCAAGGTTTCTTAATACTTGGTTATCCGTTTCAGCATTACTTCTTCTACGACCAATAAACCAACCAGCAATGGCGGTTAAAGCGTTTGATATAATTAAAATTGTTCCTTCATTCATAATTAACAACCTCCGTTAAGACATGCAAACTCTGGTCCTGCGTAATAACCAACACCCGCTCTTCTCATTCCAACAGCAATTTCATAACCTGAATATCTACCATTGGTTAAATGAACTCCACTAAAGTAGTTCTTACCAAGATGGGGCATCATACCATCATTTGTATTATAATTGAAAACCAATGGATATAAGTTTGAGTTCCAAACAATTTGTTCAATCATTCTGGCTTCAAAGAATTGGCTTCTCTCTTCAGCCTTTTCAACAAACCATTGCATCTCTTTTAATGTAACAGATTGTTCTGCTCCATTCACAATACCATTGTTCTTAATACGACCCCATACTGATGGTAAACATTCAGCATAAGCCGCCCATAATACCAATGGTTGAGCAAAGTAAGTTAAGAAGTTTTCATTTGCTTGAGTTAAAGTATTACCTGAAACTTGTTCTAAAAGTTGTCTGTAATATCTTCCACCAATAATGTATTCCAGTTTTGTTTGTTGAGCAACAGATATAAATGGAAGTAATACCGCACTGGTAACATTTTGGTCAATGTCTGTAAAGTTTTTAATCTTTGTCTCACTAACGAGTAAGACATTTTGAGGAATTAAGCCGCCCATATTATTCTATTGGTTTATCTGTATTATCAACTGTTTCTGTTTTATTAACATCAACGGTATCAACTGGTTTTTCATCAGGAATTGTAACCATTTCAAATTGTTTGATTTCAAGTTCTGCTGGTATTTTATCTCTTAATAATAATAATTTTTCAAACACCTTTTTAATCTCCTCTTGAATTGGTTTAATAACCAAGTGTTGGAAGTGGTCTTGAGCCTCCAAGTGATTTGGAGTGCCAAGAGCAGATGGGGTTTGGATACCCAATAATTCAGGTGAAGAGATTTGATGTGATGTAAGGATTGCTTGTTGAACTGCTGTGTTCATTTCAATCCACATTTTATCTGAACCATTTGGAGAAATGGTTGTAATCTCTGGTGCTTCTTCTTTTGAATTGGCGAATGTTAACATCAATTTACCAGGATTATTTGAAGATGAATATTTTGCTGTTAAGGTTTGGTAGATTTGTTCTCTTTCATCAGGGGAAGGAATACCACTATTCAATGAAACAAATAGTGATGGGTTCAATCCGTTAATGATGTTTGAATGCCACCAGTTATAAACCTCAACTTCTGTGGCAACTGCTGTAGAACCACCCCAATATGTAGGGGTTGCGTAATACTCATTACCAGGGCTATGTGTTGTATAATAAAAAACTTGTGATGGTTCTTCATTTGCAACATTAAATGCAGCGATTTTTCTTGGAACAAACTTTTTTGGGAATGCCCAATCAGATGAGAAATAATAATCTTTAACATGGTCATCCATGTCTGCTCTACCTGCTCTTAATTTTGATGTATCCATTGAATACATTTCAAATCCCAAATCTCTGTCTCTCTTCCAAACAATATTTATACTCATTGCCCCATAGAGTATAAAATCTAAACAAGCCTTATTCCAAAGGTCATACATTGTATCACCAGCAGAATTAACCATTTGTAACCTCTTATCGTCCCCGTCCTTCAACGAAATACCTTCTCCCCTAACACCATACCACTTGGACATTATAGACGCTCTGTGGGTCGGAGAACTATTAAATAATCTAATAAGTTCTTGGGGTGCAAGATTGGCGATACCATAAAAAATGTAAGGTAATCTCACATTAGTTTGGATTTGTTCTTCAATAATTGGAACTCTGGCTACTGCAAAGTTAAAGACCCTTAATAAATCTTCTTTGTTTTGTTCTTCCATATACTATTAAATATAATTTTTTTGTCTAATAATCAGGGGTTAAGTTTAATCGTAAATAACATCTAATGTTAATGTTCCACCTGAACATAAACTATCATATATTGTTGTGGTCATTTCACATCTTACCCTTCCATCTCCATTATCATAG